CGTCGGGGAAGAACAACACCCTCGCCAACGCTGCCCAGCAGGAGAACTCGATCGAGAACCTCGTGCGGGAGCGGTCGGACACGCTGGCAGGATTGGTGACGCAGGGAGCCGGCCAGTCCGACATGCTGCGCGCGATGGTGGCCTCGGCCCGGAACTGGCGCGACAACACCGATGCCAGCAACCGGGACTACTACGACACGCTGCAGTCCATCAACCAGGGCATCACCGAGTCGAACCTGGATACCCAGACCTCGCTCGCCAACGTGTTCACGCAGGGCGAGTCGGAGCGGGAGCGGCTGTGGCAGGACTACTACAACCGGCGCTCCGAGACGTACACCCAGTTGGGCAACCTGTACCAGCAGCAGGCCGACTACCTGGACCTGGCCGAGGAGAACAAGGTCGGCAGCGGCGGCGGGACGAAGAAGACCAGCGCCGGAGATGCGTTCATGAAAGCTTCCCGTGAGTCCGGCAAGTCCTACGTGAAACAGGGGCTGCCCGACTGGATCTCCGACTACGAGGGCCAGAAGCGGCTGGAGAGCACCGTCACCAACAACGATCTCGCCGCACGTATGCGGTTCCAGCCCATCGGCCAGGCGCAGGGCGCGACCTCGAGGAGCCTGTCATGACTATCAACCCCGAGGTCGAGCTGACGCTGGACGATGCGGTTGCCGAAGTACTCGGGCTGCTGACCGGGTTGGACCTCACCTACCATCCGGAGAAGGACCGCTACCGCTCCATCACCCGCGCGCTGAACCGGGCGCTGCGGGCCAATGCCCTGGAGAACGAGTGGTCCTACTACGCCTCCACGCAGGCACTCGGCACTGCGCAGGACTGCACCTCCGCCATCCACCTGCCGGGCTCGCTGCGACCGCGCATCATCGACGACGACGCCGTGCGGCTGCAGGAGTGCGATTCCGGCAGGGTGCTGCGCTGGGCGTACTTCCTGCCCAGGGACGCGCTGCACAAGTACCTGTACCGGCCGGGGCTGTGGGTGTCGATCGAGGGCACGATGCTGCGGTTCAGCCGTCCGTTCACCACCGAGGAGGACGGGCTCGAGATCCATGTGCCGGTGATGCGGGAGCCGGTCATGTTCCGGCTGCCCGACATCGGCGAGGAGGTCCCCGACCATATCCGCGAGCAGCCGGTGGACTTCGCTTACCCGGATCTGGTGATCTCCCGCGCCGCCTACTTCTACGCGCAGACCGACCCTGTCATGCAGCCCAGGGTGCAGACGCTGGAGATGGACTACAAGACGCTGATGTACCAGTTGATCGAGCGGGACACCCGGCACACCGACGCGCCGTACCAGAACGACTTCGTGCTGCCGCTGCAGAACGGGCTGCATCGGGACAACAGCGCCAACCGGCCCCCGTTCGCCAACTACTGAGGCTGACATGGCGAACAAGAAGATCCCCGCCCCCATCGACAGACCGCTGTCGAAGGCGTACCTGCGCGAGTTCCGCGGCTGGTCCACGGCGTTCCCGCCCGGCACCTCGGAGCCCAACAGCCTGCGCCTGATGGAGAACGTGTGGGTGGACCGCAACCAGGGGATCGCTGTGCGCCCCGGGCTGCGGAACCTGACGTACCTGACGGCCCCAGGGCTGGACCCCCTGGTACCGAACACCCCGGGCACCGGGCTGGGGCTGCCGGTGCTGTCCAGCGGGGAACTGTTCTACACCAACGACGGCAAGCCCGCTCTGCTCATCGCGGTGAGGGAGGCTGGCGGAGGCGTCGGGTTCCGCGCCATCAAGTACTCCCTGGTCGAGAAGTCGGTGTATGCGCTGACCGATCCGGAGATCGGCTTCACCATCCCGCAGGGAGAGGATGTTCTGAACTTCACGGAGGAGACCACGCATGTGGAGTACCTCCAGATCAACAACCGCATCGTGGCGCTGTCGGACAAGGGCGAGTCGGCGCGCATGTTCTTCGTCGGCGGGCAGAAGATCGCCAAGAAGCTGAAGTCCATCTCGGTGCCGGAATGGACCGACGCGGACAAGTTGATCGTGGTGCATCCCGATGCGGCATGGATCAACCAGGCGAACCCGACCCGCCGCCGGAACTCTGTACTGAATCCATCTTTCGAGATCGGCACGCTGTTCTGGAAGAAGACCGCCGGTACCGGCTGGAGCACGGTGGCGGACAGCACCGCTCCCGGAGGCTTCTCGCTGGAGATGTGGTCGCTGCCGGAGCGCACCAATCTGATGCCCGCTCCGCTGCACGATGTGGTCGGCCTCGGCATCGACGGCTGGTGGTCCGGGCGGGGGCTGCCCGAACTGGATGCTGCAGGGCCGTGGCTGCAGGTCAGCCCGCTCACCTACGAGTCCTACAGCAGCGAGGACTTCTTCCTCTCCACCGGCCCGCGGATGATCCACGACATCGACGACCGGGCCTCGTACCGGGTGGCGGTGGATTTCGACACCGACCCGGGAGCGCTGCCTATCGCCGTACTGGAGTTCTATGCGGTGAACGGGATGCCCGTCGGGCAGTTCGTCATGGACATCGAGGGCGGGGCCGGGCGCTGGGCGAGCTCTTCGATCAAGGCACCCGAGGCCGCGGTGTCCATGCAACTGCACCTGGGCGCACGGGGCGGCGAGGAACTGGCATCGGTGCGATTCAGCAACATCGTGGTGTGCCGGGACGGCGAGAGCACCGATATGTTCCACGGCGGCTCGGGCACCGATTACTTCTGGGAGGGGACGCCGAACCAGTCGGCCTCCACCTACCACCCGCCCGTCGATCTCAAGATCGCCTCGACCCCGATGCCGCACAGCGGAACAGCCGTGTCGGCCTCGGCTGCTATGAAGTCGGTGAACGGGGAGACGAATGACGGACGCATCAACGTCCTCATGTACCCCGCCGATCTGGCGAACCCGACCAGTTCGGGAACGCAGCAGGCGCTGACGGGCAACTGGGAGACCCTCACCGTCCACAACGCTTCGGTGCCCGCCACTACGGTCAGTACGGCGGTGAACCTCATCGTCTATGCAGCGGCACGGGGGCAGAAGTTCCGGTGCGATTCGACGATCATGGAGTCTGCAGCGCCGGGCGCGTTCTTCGACGGCTCCACGCCCAGCACCACGACCCAACTGCGCAGGTGGGAGGGAGTGCTGACCAACCTGCCGCACGAGGGCCCGTCGATCGAGGACACCTATGCCACGGCCCGGACGTACCCGCCGGCCGAGACGCCCACCACCAAGACGCTGATCGCCTCGGGCGGAGCGGACAACAACCCGAACAAGATCGCGTTCTTCTACACCTTCGAGAACGACATCGGCGAGTCGGCGGCGTCCAGGATCTCCGAGGTCCGGGTGCAGCGCGCCTGGTCGGACTGGGTCTGGGAGACGGCCAACGCCGCCGGGGAGCCGTCGGGGACGTACACCCCGATCCCGGAGAAGTGCGCCGACCAACTGGTGGTGCGCATGCCGCGGGCCGTCTACGACCAGGCGGTGGCGGAGAACGCGCTGCGCTGGAACCTGTACGCCTTCGCCTGGACGGAGCAGCAGCCCGTGCCGGTGGTCGCGCAGATGGTGGCGTCCAAGGACATCTTCCCGGACCAGGGCTCGATCGGCGGCGCTCCGGTGCCGTACGAGGAGGGCGGCTGGATTCAGATCACCCCGTCCCGCAGGGCGGGCACGCTGGACATGATGCTGCCCACGCAGGAGAACCGGGTGAACTCCTCGATACCGCCCGACCACCGCAACGGGATCGTGGCTGGTGACCGCATGGTGCTGGTGGGCAGCCCGACGGAGCCTGCCACCATCTCCTGGTCGTCATCGGCACCCGGCCGGTACACGATGTTCACCCCGAACCACGGCGGCGGGAAGAAGACACTGACCTCCGGCAACCTGAACCTGCCGCACAGCGTGGTGCTGTGGCAGAACCCGCAGTCGGTGGACACGCTGACGGTGCTCTGCTCCTACGACAACGGCAGGTCGTCCTCGTACTACATGCAGCCCGCGGAGATCCAGGCCGGGAACACCGGGTTCACCTCGATCATGGGGTTCGAGGAGACCACCAGCACCCCCGGCTCGGTGGCACCGTTCGGGGCGCAGGTGCTGAACAACGCCCTGTACCGCCCGATGGACCGGGAACTGGTGAAGTCCACGGCCAACAACTACAACATCAACCACAAGTCGATGTCGGACATGATCGCCGACAAGTGGCTGCTGCTGCAGTCGAAGCCGTGGATCATGTCGGCTGCGCTGGACAACAGGCTGTACTTCCTGGTCCACAACCCGCAGGGCGAGCTGCTGCTGCCCGAGTGCAAGGGCAACGAGATCTGGATCTACGACATCGCGGCGGAGGAGGGGCACTGGTCCCGCTTCCTCGTGCAGGGCTCGGCGCTGAAGCCGGTGTCGGTCGGGGACCGCACGTTCATGAGTGTGTCGGGCCCCGACGGCATCCGCTACTTCGACGATGAGTACCTCGTGGACGACGAGTTGAACGATGCCGGGGTGGTGCAGGAGGCCCGCATCTCCTGGATGTTCGAGACGAACACGCAGGGAGCGAACCGGGCGCACGATGCCTGGGCGCACCTGCAGCAGGTGGGCGTGACGTTCGGCAACTGGCGGGGCCGGGCGAGGTACGGCATCCGCGGCCGCACGGTGAACGGCGTCGAGCTGAACATCGACAAGGTGTTCATCGAGGACGAGAAGGCACCTCGCATCGAGGAGCACTGGAACGCCGAGGACTACCTGCTGATCCGCAGGGATCTCAAGGAGTGGGTGTTCCGTGCCTCGTCGGTGGACGGCTACCTGGGCACCGGGATGGTGGGGTACGTGCAGTACCGCTACACGCCGGTCAGTGTGAACGTGGGCTACGAGGCAGGGAGCATCGAGACGTTCGAGTACGGAGCGGTGCTGCCGGATTACGCGCGCAACGGGATCGTGCTGCCCCGGATGGACGGCCACGACTTCGCCTGAGTGTAGACATGTAGACATGTACCAGCGTCTACTTCATATGTTGTAACTCAAAAAGGGGATATATAAGGAATACCGGGGTACACGTGTCTACATGACTACACCCCAGCGCGCGCTCCTACCCCCACTCCACCGCATCCGCTGCTAGAGTCGCACCGTAGGCGGATTTACGGCACCTAGGAGGACGCATGCCGGGGAAGACGGCTCGCGCCGATCTGTACAACACGCTGAAGGAGCAGGGCTGGGAGCCCGACAAGCCCTTCGCCAAGTACTCGACGGCTGAGTTGCAGGAGATCAGCAGCCTGTACATCTCACCCGAGCCTGCGCCGGCTCCGCCCACAGCGCCTCCTCCGCAAGCCCCTGCCCGCGATGAGGAAGTCCTGCGCACCGATGAGCAGGGACGGCAGTGGCTGCAGGAGGAGGTGCGCAAGCCCGCCTACCCCAAGCCCCGCGGCAGGCGGGTGCTGACCTACGTGGACCCGGGCGTCGAGCAGCAGACCGTCCGCAACGGCGAGTACATCGAGACGGTCGAGGTCGCGGGCAACCGCACCAACCGCACCTCGGAGATCAAGATCACCCTTCCCTCCTTCCAGGTCGGCATCTACCGGGACCGGCGCTACCCGTTCCGCATCCACACCTACAACGGGCGCGAGGGCTTCGACCTGCGCGATGTCGAGCAGTTCTACGGCGGGGCCGAGCTGGTGCCCAACGAGTGCAAGCGCGTCTACATCGAGAACGACCTGTGCTACGACATCCGCTCCGTCGTCGCAGCCATCCGCACCGAGTTCCGCCAGCAGCAGCTTCAGAGGGAGATCCGATGACCGACACCACCGTCAACGAACTGGCCGCCGACGCCGCCGAGGCCGAGTACCACACCGTGCTGGAACTGTGGGCGAAGGTGCTGGCACCGGCCAGGACGGAGCGGCACAAGCAGGTGACGCCGCAGTGGGCCAGCCGCATCGTGAACGCCTTCACCGGCATCGCCTTCCGGGACATGCCCGCCTACCGGGACCTCTACTTCGAGAAGGTCATCGAACTGCTCGAGACGCTCGAGGCCGAGATCGACCTGGACGACGAGGCGCTGAACCACACCTCCCCGGAGGAGGACGCCGAGCACAACGCCATGCACTACCTGAACGTGCTGCTGCTGTGGCAGAAGCAGGTGCTGCAGTGGGAGTTGGACTGGGACCCCACTGCCGACAACGCCGCCATCGACATGGCCTCGATCTCCGAGGTCCACAAGATGTTCTTCGCCGAGCAGGGGCTGACCTCGCTGCTCGACCAGATCAAGTTCGAGTTCACCGATGACCATCGAGACCTGTTCGCGGCAGAGCTCCAGGCCATGCGCGATGAGAGGGATGGACAGTGAGCGGTGAAGAAGAAGCAACAGCCCTCGAGATTACGAACGATGTGGCGTTCTCTGCTCTCATGGATCAACTGGCCCCGGCGGAGGAGGCTGAAGCAGATCCAGGAGCAGGAGAGGCAGCGGCACCTGATGCTGCAGCAACTGATCCCGGCCCTGCTGGCAGCGATGGAACCCCTGCTCCACAGGTACGCGATGCAGCAGAGGGACAGCCTGCACAACCAGTTGATGGAGATGGCGGGGCCGCTGAGCCTGGCGCTGAGCAGGCAGGACCAGAGGCGGGAGGAGACGCAGGAGGAGACGGTCAGCCTGTTGATGGACGTGCTGAACAGCCTGCAGCCCAGTCCGCAGCAGCAACTGCTCCCGGAAGCGCAGACCCCAATACCGTCGTCGCTCGTCTCGGCGATCTCAGCGGGGCGATAGAGCAGAACCTCGTCACCGGCTACCGCAACGCCGCGTACGAGGATGTGCAGCGCAAGCACGGCCGCTACTTCGAGGCGCTGTCCGTGCATCCCCGCATGCTCGTGGGCCGGGAGGTGCCGTCCATGACCAAGGAGGGCACCGAGACACTGGAGAACACGCAGGACGCCCGCGAGTGGCAGGAAGCGGTGCAACTCGTCCTCCAGCAGGAGATCGAGAACACCGCCGGCTCCTGGATTCAGGACTCCGTCGGGTTCATGGAGACGGTCCACTCCAGCATCGACCTGTTCCGCAACAACCCCGACCTGATCCCGGGCACCAAGGGCTTCAACAAGGAACTCGCGGACTCGTTCGCCAGCATGGCCTCGGCGTACGAGGTGCGCATCGACGGCAAGTTGCACGGGTACTCGGTCCCGGTGCAGCCCATCATCGAGAGCCTGCGCAAGCAGCTCGGCAACCGTCCCCCCGCTGCGGGGAAACATGCACAGCGTCAGGCTCAAGAGGAGCCGCCGCAGCGGGGGGTACGATCCAAGGCTCCGAGCAGTTCTGAGCCAGAAGACTTCTCAACGCTGTTCGGCACGATAGGCTTGCCACACCTGAAGATCTAGGAGTCGGGATGGCTACACCGAGAGAGAATCAGATCGACTGGATGCCGGACCAGGGAGAGCACCTGGCGGTGTACCTCCCTCGTGTCGTCATCAACTACCGCCTCGCTACCGGGATGGAGGAGACGGGGCCGATCGAACCGCCCGTCATCACCGACCTCACGGTGACGCTCACCCTCGGGTGGGACGGCATCACCAAGACGGTGGACTGGGGCGACGGCACCGTCGAGGATGTCACCGGCACCGTGGCGACGCACACCTATGCGGCGGCCGGGACCTACGACGTACTCGTGACTGCCGAGGGCTCGACCCTGTTCGACGCTCCGGTGACTGTTACTGCTCCGGTGGGAGGCTGACATGGCTCTGTACACAGTGGAACGCGGCGACTCGGTGTGGAACATCGCCGAGAAGTCGCTGGGCATGCAGTACCCGGGCCAGCCACTGGACCCGAACCTGATCGCCCAGGAGATGCAGAAGATCATCGGGTTGAATCTTCCGAAGTTGAAGAACAACCCCGAACTGATCTACTCCGGCCTGGTGCTCGACATCGGCGGCAGCCCCACACCGGGGCAGGCGGTCGAGAACGGCAAGGGCAGCAACGGCAAGAAGCCCCAGCCGTCGGCCTCCCCCGAGGGCGAGGGCGTGGGCAGCAACGGCAACATCGCAGGCCAGGGCCAGCAGGGCGGCGGGGGCGGCGGTCGCAACCTCAGCGACGAGCGCGACGAGCGTATCGCCGCAGCGGGCAGCGAGCGGGAGAGCATCCCCGAGCTGAACGACGGGAAGCGCACCCAGGAGCCCTGGCAGTACGGCCAGGGCCAGCAGAGCAACATCCCCAGCACGGGCTGGAACTACCAGCAGCCCAACCGGGGCATGATGCAGGCTCCTCCTCCTGCGGGCGGCGGACCTGGCGGAGCCGGTGGGAACTTCCCGCCGGGCTCGGTGTTCAGCGGCGGCGACTACGACATCAACGGCAATCTGATGGGCGAGGAGGGCTACCGGCCACCGGCCCAGGGCGCTCCGTTCTACACCTGGGGCCGTGGCGTGGGCGGCGGCGGCGCACCGGCCGGCGGAGGTCCGGCAGGCACCAATGCCGCTAGTCCGGTGCCCGGTACGGGCGGGCTGTCGGCGGCCGATGTCTACCAGCAGGGCCGCAACCCGCAGTCACCGCGGGCCACGCCGTACTCGCCGGGGTTCAATCCGGTATGGGGCCCGCCCCGACCGGCCAGCACTCCGGTGGCGGCGAGCCCGGTGCCCGGTACCAACGGCATGTCGGCCGCGCAGATCTACCAGCAGGGCCGCTACCCCGGGCGCAGCTTCGATGCCAACGGACGACGCACTCCTCGGTAGATGACGAAGTTCCCTGCGTACTACCAGGCGAGGCCGTACCAGCAGGAACTCCACCAGATGTGGAGGTCCAAGCGGTACGGCCTCGCTGTTCTGCCCAGGCAGTCGGGCAAAGATGTGGCCGCCAGCATGGAGCAATGCCACGCCAGACTCTCCACCCCCAAGACGACTGGGGTGTACATCAGCCTATCCAACCCGATGATCCGAGACATCCTCTGGGACAAGACCTACATCGACCCGCCGTCCGGCGAGTTCGTCCGTGCGCTGCGGGACAACGTGCCCGAGGAACTGGTGCGCTGGAAGGACACGGTCATGGAGGGCCGCTTCACCAACCACAGCAGGCTCAAACTGCAGGGCTACTTCCAGTCGGGGCAGGACAAGAGCGGTGTGGGCACGGCGTTCCAGGACTACACGATCACCGAGTTGGCGCTGTTCACCAGGGAAGATCCGATCCCACGGATGATGCCCATCTTCGAGAACAGGGCAGAGAACAAGCGCCTGATGGTGGTGAGCACTCCCCGTGGCAAGCGGCGCAATCCGCTGTGGCAGTTGATGGAGTCGCTCAGGGACAACCCCGAGAGCCAGGTCATCATCCGCACCATCGACGACCTGAACGAGATCATGAAGCGGGAGGGGCTGCCGCCCGTCCTGACCGAGCCGGAGTTGGAGCGCATCGAGGAGGCGTACCTCCGGCGCTTCGGCAACGCCCGCATGTTCGAGCAGGAGTACCACTGCTCGTTCGAGGAGATGGACGCTGCCGCCGTGTACGGCGAGGCGTACATGAAGATGGTGAACGAGGGCCGGACCACCGAGTTCAACCTCGACCCGGGCAAGCCGGTGTACGTGGTGTTCGACATCGGTGCCTCCGGCTTCCAGTCCGATGCCACTGCGTGGATCGCGTTCCAATGGATCAACGGCAAGCTGATGATCTACGACTGCGGCGAGGGGCACGGGCGTGCGCTGCCCGAGTACGTGGATGTGCTGCAGACCAAGCACTACTTCAACAAGCTGGGCTACATCATCCTGCCGTGGGACGGCGAGCACCACGAGCGTGCGGTGAACATGACCCCGGCCGACATGATGCGGGAGCGGTTCCCGAACGTGGCGGTGCTCGCCAAGAGCAGCAGCGTGTGGAAGATCCCGAACTCCAGGGCGGGGGACGCCAGCCTGATCACCGACATCCAGCAGACGAGGATGGCGCTGTACAACACCATCGTCCACAGCGAGAACTGCCAGTGGCTGCTCGAGTGCCTGGAGAACTACAAGTACGAGTTCAGCATGAAGCTCCAGCAGTGGACGGAGAAGCCGCTGCACGACAGGTACAGCCACATGATGGACGCCCTGCGGTACGCGGTGCAGGCGACCAGGGAGTTGGAGTTCTTCGGCAAGGACCTGTATGACACGCCCGGCACAAGTGGCAGCGTGTCATACATCCAGGACTACTCAGGAGTGTGGGCATGAGGCACACGACCATCCGCCAGGCGCTGCAGCATGTGGCGGACAACCCCCAGATCGAGACGGACGAGATGCTCGTCGTGCCCGTGCATGAACTGGTGGCCCGCACCCTGTTCGAGATCGCCAACAATCCGATGACGGGGAAGCGCGGCGCTGCTGCCAAGGCGAACGCTGCACGCACCCTGATCTTCGACAGGCTGGTGGGCAAGCGGCAGCCCGGCTCCCACCCCGCCACCAGGGAGAAGCAGGCCGTGGAGTTCGTGGACATGACGGGCAAGGAGGTCGGCAAGTGAGCGGCGAAGTGGTGCCGATCGACCGGCAGCCGGCGCGCAGGTGGAAGGGCGAAGTCCCGAAGGAGCACAAGACCTCGCTCGACACCCGGCTGAAGTGGCTGTGGAACCAGCGCTTCGGCACGGTGCAGACGGTCTACATCGACAGCGAGGACCTGCTCGACAGGACGGCTGCGACGCTGATCCTGCAGGCGATCATGGCTCGTGATCTGCGTTCGATCCAGCAGCTCTTTCAGCGTCTCGAAGGCGCTGCCTTGCACGACGACGAAGTTCTCGACGACCGCGCGATGAGGATCTAGTCAGCGTCTCGGGCATGACTCTGTCCTCGTCGGGCAGGAACTCCAGTGGCAGCCGCCAGTGCCCTCCGTCCCAGAACGCTCTGGGATCGTCCGGCTTGCGGCGCTTGTACTTGCGCTCGCTGTCGGGCACGGGCTTGTACTTCATGCCTCCGTAGTAGCGGCGCGTCCCGTCCGGCTCGACCCTGATCTCGCCGGGCTGCCAGGTCATGGCTTGAGCACGCCCTCGGTATACTCGGTCCACAGCGTCAGCGTCATCGGACGGTGCCGTGTGATGAGGTAGCCGGGCCGGACTTTGTACGCTTTCGGAACTTTGCGCCCGGCGATGTACGTCATGTAGGGCTTCCCGAAATAGAAGGCAAGGATCTTGTTCAGCTTCCTCAGGTCGCCGCGCCATGTGGTGTGCGCTTTGCCAGGCTGCGTCTTCTCCTTCTCCATCTCCATGATCTCCTTCACCTTGATGCCGGTGGCCCACTCGTAGATCATGACGGCGCTGATGCGGTGCTCGTGGTCGGGGCTGAGGTTGCGCAGGAACTTGCGCGCCTCCCGCTCCCACTGCACGAGGTGGGGATTCTCCCGCACGATGTACTTGGATTTGGTCAGTGGCATCTTCCCCCTCATGTTGTCGGGGATTACCAAGGACTCGATCCGACCGGCTGTGGGAGTCTGAGCATCGCTCGGTAATGTTCTTCTCTCCCCTCCTCCCTCCAGAAATCTCTCCCTCAGGAGTCTCTCTGTCTCGGACAGGGGCGATTCATCGGCCATGTCCGAACCCTAGCAAAAAAAAAGAAGAAGGCCCCACCTCTCCATATAGGAGAGATGGGGCCCATGATCACTTCGTGACCTCAGCAGCACATGCGGCGTAGCCCGCGATGTCCACCCAGTTGTCGTGCGTCGTCGGATCGTGCATGACCCGTGCCAGTTTGACGAGCATCATCATCACCGCAACGTCGTGCGGTTCGACGACCTCGCCGAGGTACATCTGCCAGAACCTGGCGATGCGTGCGAAGTTCTCCTCGGGGCTGCCGTACTGGCGATCCCGACTACCGTCCACCGCTTCCATCGCCTGCTTCAGTGTCGTGAGTCGATTGACGCTCATTTGAAATCCTCCGGATCGTTCATGGTGAGCACCACGGTGTCCACCTCGACCATGTTCGCGCCACCCACGATGCGGCTGTGGCTCTTGGCGTAGTCCATGCTCATGTCACTGAGCAGGTTGTCCTGCGCCACCATCCACCCGAGGGCCTCGGAGGTGGAGCCGAACGGCCCCACCATCCAGACCACCGCATCGTCCACCGTGATGGCGACGACCTTCTGCGTTTTCATGCCGCCTCCTCCAGATGGAAGATGCGGATCATCTCACGCGCACCCAGCGGGGTGAGTTCGTTCGACTTCAGCAGCATCTCGATGATGGTGCGGAGCAGTTGCTTGTCGTAAGGACTCATGGCGAATCCTCCAGCACCCCGTACCGCTTGATGTTGGACACGATCTTCGTCGCCTCGGCGGCGTCGAGCCCCACACCCAGCGCACGGTCATGCACCTTCAACTCCCAGTCGTCCACCTGCACCAGCTTCATCTTGGTGCCGATGGCGAACAGCGTGTTGTTGCGCCGGCCCGGCGGGATCGGCTTGTTCAGGTCCCGCTCGAGATCCGTCTGCACGATCAGCAGTTCGTCCGGATCGGCATCGGTGAGGATGCGCTCCATCTCCGCCGCCTGGTACTTCTGCGATGGGACCTCGGTCCACTTCTCATGCAGGTAGTCCGGCAGCTTGGCGATCCTGCGATCGTTCCAGCGCTGCCCCGAGTAGTGGTACACGCAGCCGACGGCCCTGATGTCGATGCCCGGGTACAGACCGACCCGGTCCTTGTACAGGGCGAAGCCCTTGTCGTCGTCCCAGGCGTCGTGATCCGTGTAGTAGAACAGGTGGTACCCGTTCTTCGACTTGCTCACCTCGGCCAGCGTCTCGGGCAACAGCCCCAGTTTGCCGACCGATGCGAAGCCGCCGTTCTTCCCGTCGATGTCGATGCACACCAGGGCCAGGCCCCGCATCACGAACGCGAAGTCCCACCGCCCGGAGATCATACCGATCGCAGCGATCTGCGGATCGAACTTCCCGGCCGTGTAGTTGTCCATGAAGTTCATCCCGTTCTTGCCGGGCAGGATGCCCCAGCCGGGATCGGTCTTGCCGTTGCCGAACACCCGTACCGTCGGGATGCCGTGCGGACCCATGAAGTCCGAGAACTCCCTCGGGATGATGTTGTCGTCGTCGTAGGTATCAGTCTCCCACCACATGTGTTTCCTCCTTCTCCGTGAGGCTGTCGATGAGTTCGATCGTCTCCTTCTTGAAGCCATCGACCAGAACGATCTTGATGACTTTGCCGCTTTTGCGAGCAGACTTGCGCTTGAACTCGAGTACCGTCTTGAACTGTGTCCGCACGTTGTCCTTCGTCCACGTACCGATGTCCCCATCCTTCGCCCGCCAACGGCGGAACTCATCGGTCAGCTCCTGGATCGTCATGCCGATCAGATCGTCAGGGTCTCCCTTCTCCACGAGGTGCTCGATGAACTGCATGCCCAGCGAGTTCGCCGTCATGTGCTCGATCTTCAGAGCCTTGGACTCCTCGGTCGGAGCGAGCATGATCGCCTTGTCCTCCCGCTTGACGTAGTTGTCCAGCAGCAGGGACAGCAGCGCGCCCAGCGAACGGGCGTTCAGCATCTCCTCCTTGAACAGCAGATCGTCCTCGTACGTGTTCTTGAACCAGAACCGGACCAGCCGCTCCTGCAGTGCCGACGACTTGTCGCTCGACTTCGGCTCCTTGTTCAGGCCCTCGATGAACAGACCGTTGGTCTGCACCGTGGTCAGCGTCGATTGGTACAGCATCCGTACGCCGATCTCCTCGCCCGCCACCAGCGACTTCTCGTGGCCCGAGTCCTTCAGGTACACCGCCACACCATCGAAGATGATGTTCAGCAGTTTGCCGTTCAGGTCCGAGACGGCCGGCGAGTCCTCGCTGATCTTCTGCCTCGACACGCTCGACACGTTGGCAGGGCCGAACAGTGTCTGCATCATCGACATCAGCACCGACTTGCCGTTGCGCCCATCGCCCAGCAGCAGCACGTACTTCACTGCCGACCAGCCCGGGGCCAGCGCGGTGGCGAGGTGGCGCAGCAGGGCTACTGCCTCCTCCTCCGAGTTCAACCACTCGGTCAGCACCCGCATCACACGGGCTTTGTCGTCCTCGTCCTCGTTCAACTGCACCGGCAGGATGTTCGGGATGAAGATGTCCCTCGGCTCGTAGAGCTTCCCGTCCTCCCGCAGTTCCCGCAGTCCGTCCTCGGTCCTCAGCAGCAGCGAGTTGCATTCTTCTGCATGCTCCTTCGCCGACTGCTTCGCCATGTACATGAACGACTCGAGGTCCGCAGGCGAGGCGAACATCGTGCCGAACTGCGTCCGGGCCACAGCAGTCATCTGCTTAGCATCGAGCGGAATCCATACCCGCTCCGACGCATCCACCTGCTGCTGCCAGGACAGCGTGTCCACATGTGCAGGCAGGTACAGCGTGTTCTTGTACAGCACGCAGCCGTAGCTGCCCGCCAGCGTG